GCACGGCCTAACTTACGATGAAGACTTCCGGCAGTATCAGCTTGAGCTGCGTCAGGCGATTAGTCGGTCTGGCGGTGCGCCAATCATAACGATGACCGATGCGCGGCGTCTGCTGGTCAGCCCTTACTCCTACAATTTGCCTGACAGTGGCTATGGGATCAGCGGCTGATGCTGCAGGCACTTTCACAATCCCGGCGGTTTGCAGTTAAGGCAGCGGCGGTGCCGGCCCCTGTGGGCGGCCTGAACAGCCGTGACAGCATCGACGCCATGCCGCCGACTGACGCCATCGTGATGAGCAACTTTTTTCCGTCTGTTGAAAAGGTGACACTGCGTGACGGCTTTACACAGTTCTGCACTGGTATCGGCACAGGCGACGTTGAAACGCTTGTTGAACACAATGCCGGCGCAAACCGTCAGCTTCTGGCTATCGGCAGCGATGGCGTCTTGTACCAGATTGATAGCGGCACGGCTGTCAGCAAAAAGACCGGCCTTGCCAACGGCAGGGCAGAATCGGTCGAGTTCAACGGCCTTACCATCTTTGTGCCGTCGGGGGCGAACGTGCCTTTTAGCTGGAACGGGTCAAGCGCCAGCGATCTGTCGATCACGCTGTCTGATAGCGCGAACGCAAACACGCTAACTGGCGTTCATGCCTATAAAAATCGCCTGTACTACTTCACCGGGACAGATCAAAACTTTTATTATTCTGCGACTGTAGACACTCATCAAGGCAACTTTACAAAGTTCCCCACCGGCCTCGTCGGCACCTTTGGCGGCAACCTCATCATGATCCAGACGATCACGATTGACGGCGGTGAAGGCGTTGATGATTTGCTGGCGCTAATCATGAGCAGCGGTGAGGTTCTTGTTTACAGCGGCTCAGATCCTAGCTCATCCAACTTTGCCTTGGTCGGCACCTTCCGCATAGCTGAGCCCGTAAATGAAAAGCGTGCCTGCGCCAAGCTCGGCGGCGACGTGATTGTGATGACCAAAGAGGGCTACCTACCGCTGAGCGCTGTGATACGGCAAGATAACGTCGGCGCAAAAGCGGCTGCGATATCAGAAAAGATTCGAGGCACTGTGATTGCTCAGGTGAAGGCCACCGGCACCTTAACAGGCTGGCAGATTTTCGTCAGCCCTGATGGCGATAAGGTTATCTTCAACTATCCGACCGGCGAGACAGACGCCTACAACCAGCACGTCTTCAACCCCATCATCCGCGCCTGGTGTGTTTTTGAGAACGTGCCGGCAAATGTGTGGGGCCAGTTCAACGGAGACACCTATTTCGGCAGCGCGTCCGGCAAGGTCTTCAAGGTCACGGGCGACAGCGACAACGGTGAGAACATCGTTGGCGATATCGTCACGGCCTACAACTATTTCGGTGACCGTGCCAGCTTCAAGCGGTTCAGTTCAGTCCAGCCGATGCTGGAGGGCGACACCGATGTTGTCTTCAGCTTTGGAGTGGCGACAGATCAGAAGCCGGCCAGCACAATTGACGTTTCACCTGTCACTTTCGCCAGTAACTTGGCGGCCTGGGACTCGGCAACCTATGATGACTTTTTCTATGCGGACACCAGCGGCGCAGGGATCACCAAACGGCGCAAGGCTGTGAACCGCGTCGGCTACTCTGCGGCTTTACGCATCAAGGTTGCCACTAGCACGCAAACTATCAGCTTCATCTCAGCACACTATACTTTCCAACCGGGAGGGCCAGTCTGATGCCATTCTCATCCGGCACCTTTACGCGCACGTTTGACTGTACGACCGACAGGGACAATGGCGTCAAAATCCTTGCCAGCAAGTTCGATACCGAGTTCGACGGCATAGCCACCGGCCTTTCGACTTGCATCCTCAAAGACGGCACACAGACTTGCACGGCGGCGATACCGTTTGCTGAAGGTCTTACTGTGCCTGACAACAAGACCATCGTGCTTGGTACAAACAGCGACATCACAATTCAATATGATGAGACGACCAACGACGCCCTAGAGATTGCTGCCAACGTGGAGGGCGCGGCGCTTGGCGTTGTGCTGAAGGCCGACCAGGGCGATGACAACGCAGACCAGCACAAGCTCAACATAGCTGACGGCGGCGTGCTGACCCTCCAAAGCAAGATCAGCGGCGGCTTTGTCACCTACCTAACTCACACGCCAAACGCCACGGTTGCCGACAGCACAACGGCTGTTGCAGGCAATCTGACTGTCGCTGGCGACCTGACGCTAGGGTCAGGCGCTGTGATCAGCGAGGCTGAGTTAGAGGCCATTGACGGCGTCACAGCAGGCACTGTGACGGCATCCAAGGCCGTCATTGTTGACAGCAACAAGGACATTGCCAGTTTCCGCAACGTGACTCTGACCGGCGAGTTGGATGCTGGCTCCCTAGACATCAGCGGAGATGCCGACATTGATGGCACGCTGGAAGCTGACGCCATGACGCTAAACGGCACGGCCATCACGGCAACAGCCACGTTAGACACAGGCATATCAAACAACAACGTGCCGAAATTCACCAGCGGCGTGGCTGACGATGATTTTCTGCGCGTGGCTGGTACAGCCATCGAAGGCCGGTCTGCATCTGAGGTGCTGTCAGACATTGGCGGTCAAGCCAGCCTGACATTCGGCATTTCAAACACCAACGCAGTCAAGATCGACAGCTCATCCGTCGCTGATGACGAATATGCTCGATTTACTGCAAATGGTTTGGAAAGCCGGTCAAATGCAGAGGTTTTGTCAGACATCGGTGCGGTCTCACAGGCTACAGCGCAAGCCGATGCGACAGCTTTGGCAATAGCGCTGGGATAGAGGGTAAAATATGGCAAACACTTTCAAAGTAGTATCGCACGACGTGATGCCAGCGAGTGCTGGCACACCCGAGGATTTGTACACAACGCCAGGATCGACCACGACAGTCGTGATCGGATTGTTGATTGCAAACATTCATACCGCGCAAGTCACCGCATCGGTGAAGCTGGTCAGCGATACATCCGGCGGTGGCAGAGCCGCGACTAACACTACCACGTTCCTTATCAAGTCCATGCCGATACCTGTGGGCGCGTCAATGGAGGTGCCGCTAGGCGGCAAACTGGTTCTGGAAACCACAGACAAAGTGCAAATAGATTGCTCAGTCGCTGACAAGGTTTCAGTCACCATGAGCATTATGGAGATTACCTGATGAGCAAGGATCGTTTCATTGGTAAGGACGGGCGGCAGACTAGCTATGAAAGCATTATCCGACAGAACGAACAGACTGTGGTTGCAAGCCTGACCATTGATTCAACTAACAGTGGCCTGTCGGCTGGCCCTATCACGATTGACACCAGCACCACCGTCACAGTTAACGGATACTGGAGCATCGTATGACCAGCGTATTGAATGTAGACACGATTGCAGATAAGGCTGGCACTGGTCCGGTAGGGCTGACGAAGCAAGAGGCTGCTAAATTATATTCGTATTACACTCAAACGACTCCAGCGGTCACTGGGAGTTTTGGAGTGAGTTCCATTTCTGACGACTCTAGTGGTAGGTATACTATTAGTTTCACTAATTCGTTTTCAAATGCAAATTATTCAACAGGTGGCATGGCTTCATTAGACGGCGATCCGAACGCTAGGTTCAACATGACCTACGAAACCAAAGCAACAGGCACCGTAAAAATGAACACATTTAATATTAGCAGTGCTGATGAGTACAAAGACGGGTTGTCAGATGCACAGTTGCTGGGAGACCTCGCATAATGGCAAGCATACTCAAAGTCGATACAATCACAGGAGTAACCACGGCTGGCTCTATTGCGGTGACAGGCGAGGGCAACTCGACCACAACGAATTTGCAGCAGGGGCTCGCGAAGGTTTGGATTAATTTTGACGGAGATGCGTCAGACATTGCAATACGAGATAGTTTCGGTGTGAGCGGAAACTTAGACAACGGAACTGGCGACTATACAATCACTTTCTCCAACGCAATGAGTAATGGTAGTTACTCACTTGCAGGTGTGGGTGAAGCAGGTGGTGGTGGTAGCGTAATGGCTTTGGCAGTAAACGGCACTGATGGTCTAACGACAGCGTCGGCCAGAATATTTACTAAAACAGGCAGTCCTGCTGACAGTAATGTGGTCACGTCTACAATCAACGGAGACCTCGCATAATGGCTAGTGAACTGAGAGTAAACACCCTGAAGGATGCCAGCGGGAACAACAGCGTGGCTACGTCTACTGTTGCACAGGGTAGTGCGAAGGCTTGGTTGGCTGCTGAAACAGACGCACAGCCATTTGACTCGTTCAACACGGCATCAGGGCAAGATAACGGAACCGGCGACTATACCTATGCCTTTACCAACGTAATGAGCAATGACGACTACTCAATTACCGCCTGCGCTTCTTATGCAGCTATCTTGGCGTTTGACAACCCTGAAAGAACAACCTCAAATTACAACGTCAGGATTTTTGCTAGGACTGATAGCTTGACTAATGACAATGCCAAAAATAATCAGGCAATCCACGGAGACCTCGCATGACAGTGACACCTGAGTTTACCGGCACACATCTGTGGGACAGGCTCTGCTGGGCCAAAGAGAACCTTGAGGGTGTGCAGTCAGACTACCGGGTTGTCTACGAGGACAGCGTAGACGAGTGCGCCAAGATACTGGTGCCTGACCCTAATTGGATGGCCTGTGCATTGCAGGGCGGTATCCTGCCGCCTGTCTGGGTATACTGGGAGTTAGCGAAGGATGAGGCACAGCCCGACTTCAAGAAACACACACGCGGCTACTTGCTGCATGACACGGAACCGATGGGGCCGATGACCGAGGAACAGGCCATCGAATACCTCATTCAGAAGGACGTGCCGCAGTCTGTCTGGCGCGAGTGGGATGCCGGTAATAAACCCAAGATGGTGATCTGCCGCAAAGAACAGCTTCCGGGCACACGAGAGTGGCGCAATGCTTGGAAGATATCTGAAGACATAGCCACAAATCATCACATAGCCGCATAGGAGCGATCCACATGGCAACCACCTACATCGTTGATAAGGACGGTAATCAAATAGATGCGTCCGAAGCCACAGTCCCATCTGACCGTCATTTTCGTGGTGCTTGGTCACTGTCGGGTAAAGTCATTTCTGAGGATTTGACCAAGGCCAAGGAAATATTCAAAGACAAAATCCGTGAAGTGCGTGGTCCGCTTTTGGAAGCACAAGACGTGGCTTACATGAAGGCCCTTGAGGCCGACGATGCGTCTGCCAAGACTGCGGCTGTCAACGCTAAGACTGCCTTGCGTGATGCACCGGCGGCATCTGCGATCACGAGCGCAGACACGATTGCAAAGCTCAAGGCCGCTTGGGATACCAGTGTGCTTGGCGACAGCCCATACGCTTCATGAGCAAGCCCACCGCAGCATCAGTCAAGGCCGAGCTTGACACTCTGTCGGCGGTTAGCCAGGAGCGCTTCATTGAGCTACTGAGCCGCGTGAAGCGCTTGGAAACCATCATGGTCGGATCTGCTGGCACCACGATCATTCTTCTAATCGGCGTCATTATCAAACAATAGCCAAACAAACATAGGTGACGGTTATGGTCGAGCCTATCAGCACAACCCTGGCCGGCATTGCGCTGGTCAAGGCCAGTGTCGATGGGATCAAATCTGCGATTGGCACAGCCAAAGATGTGCGTGATATCGCATCTCAGCTCGACAACCTTTTCAACGGCCACAGGCAGGTCCAAGCCCAGGCAAACAAAAAGGCCGGCGGCTTCAGTAACTTTGACAGCGTCGGCTCGACCGCAGCCGAGATGATCGACAAGAAGCTGGCGGACGAGGCGCTTTACGAGATCGGCACCCTGATTGATCTGCGGTTCGGCCACGGCACTTTTTCTGCAATCAAACAAGAACACCAGCGCCGGCTGAAGGCTCAACGCGAAGAGGTCAAGAGACAAGCGCAGCAGAGGGCAGCACAGCGCAAAGAGATGATTCAAGACCTGTGGACGGTGTTTATCGTCCTGACGGTCTTGGTCGCTGTCCTGGTTGTTGGCCTAGTTGCCTGGGTGGCGATGGCTGACGATCGCACGCATGTTGTTTGCCGGCTCTCTGGCTGCGAGATGCAGGACGGCATGAGGCATTGCCTGTATCGAGGTGCCAACAATACAAGCGAGATCATGACTTATAATCCGTCTACGGATTTCATACCCAGAGAATATCTCTGTGAATATGCCCCAAACAAAAAGCCGCCACTGACTTTGAGGCAGGCGCTGGACGCCATCAAGGAAGCGATGCAATGAACCGCATGATTTTCGGTGCTGACGATTACCTAAAGCAGTGGGCAGCTTCTAGGATTGGCATTGAGGGCTTTGGTCCTAGCGCGTCAATTGGCGTGCAGC